TGGTTGATATAATCCCCGCCCCCTATACTTAGCAACCATTCTAATCTTCTGCCCACCCCGCTTAGTTCGTCTGCCATATCTTTCCCAAATACCAGCAAGATGCTCGCCTTGCAAGCCTTTAGGCACGCCGCTAAAGTATTTCGTCCGGTCGTTAATCATCTTCGCATACTCGCTACGCTTGATATTACCTAGCTTAGTTAGCTTGGTATGCTTAGTTGGTATCATAAGTGATCTGTTCTTAGGGAAACGCGTGCCGCCATATACCATAAACTTTATATATTCTGCGCGTGCGCCTTCGACAAATACCTTTGCCATTAGGTTTTGCTTATTGCTTTTCTCATATCGAAAGCCGGTCTTAGTAAAGCCTGTCGCGCCGCCCTCGAACACTTCCTGTGCCTTTTGTCTTAATGACTTTAGGGCTACAGTCGCTGCTACATCGTTTAATGCGCGGCTTGTAGCATACGGGATATGACGTCGTTGAATGTCGGTTAGGCCGCGTGTTAAGGCTTTTATGTCTGCTTTGACGCTGATTTGCATTAGTGTTGTGTCTCGCTTTCTAGCTCTAATATTACAACAGTTCCGTGACAATCACGCGCATCGAATATAATGCCAGCGCATTCTGTGCAGTTAATCGTGCCACTATTAGCTTCTACAACCGCATAAGTGCTTTCACCGCATATGCCACAATCCACTTCATTTTCAAAGAATAGCACATAATCCATTTCGTGACATTATCCGCAAAATAAAAGGCGGTCAATGCCGCCCTTTATTCCCTTCCTTATTGTTGTTGCGGATTTTCTATCACCCCGCTGCCAAAGCATACATCGCACTCATCTTGTACTTCTATGCCGCAGGGGTCATTCGCTCCCCGTTTGCCTTCCCAGTATATTAACCATCCTTCGCCTTTACATTCGGGGCAAGTGATTTCCTCGTCATTCATCATCACCCTCTACTATATGAAAATGATTGTGCATTGCCCAAAAAGCCCTTTGCAATTTACGCGGTGTTTCTACATCGCATATATCAAAGTTGTCAGACCATTCATAAATAAAAGCTTTAACCGCTTTATATGTAATATCAATAGCCTCCATTTGATCTTGGGTTAGACATTCATACGCGGCTTCTTCTTTAGCTATGCGCTTTTCACGCTCTATTTGCCAATCTGATTTTTTAGCTTTTCTGCCCATTATTTGCTCCCTTCGATTAAACGATCTAAAACCGGCACTAATTGATCGCAATAAACGTCTTTTACTATTTCACGCGTTTTAATTTTGACAGTGCCTTTGCTTTTATAAAGTTGATATGCTTGCACCATATATGTGTCGTTTGGCATTAAGCTGATCATCACGCTGCCTTTATGCACTCTGCCATTTACTTCAAAGTCTAACCCTCCTAATCGCTTAGCGGTTTCCGGTATCGCTATGAAATTCTGTGCGCCGTATGCGGCAAAAGCACAAGGATCGACAGCCTTGACTTGATCCACTATTGTATCTGCAACATCTGTTCTCATTTTATCCCCCAAAACGCGCCATTAACGCCCAAATGTTGTAATCCGTTGTGACGGCATTAGTGCCGAAAGCGATTACAAAGCCTGTTACGAATAGCATCCCGATTGTATCTTTAATCATTTTACACTCCTAAAACGCTATGACCGCGACCGCGTAAACAGTCATTTAGCCACTTAATTTCCGCACCGAACTGCAAAGGCGATAACGCTTCTTTGACTAGCTGACGACATTCAGTTAGGTCACGCTGATATAGCTGCGCTTTATCGCCGCTGACCCGCAAATCAGCAACCGGCGTATAACTACAACCGGCAGCTAATACTGCTATAACAAAAACGCGGCCTAACATTCGCTCATCTCGAAAATGCCGCCATACACGCCATTGCCGTCATTATCGTCAAAATCGACCTCGCCCCAACGCAATAATTGATTTAGATCGAAATTGTATCGCTTACTAACTTCTTTAAGCTCATTAGCTTTAAAAAGCTGTGTTTCTGAACCCCAAAACCATAAACAGTATAATTTTGATGATTTTGACATTTTGCAATCTCCCGTTTGCTATTTGATTTATTCAGCCTATCGTGACCTTTTTAAGCTGTAAACACTTTTTACACCTTTTCCCCAATCTTTTTTAATTCAGCGATAACGTCAGGTCGGTTTTGCCGATAATAGGTGCGCATATTTTCTGATAGGTTTTTCCATTCTTCTGCCGTGACCATTTTCCTCTGGGGCGGCGTCCATTCTGTTGTTTGATTATTATAATTGCTGTTATAAGGCTTAGAACGGCCTGTGACGCGCTTTGGCTTCCTTTCGGCCTCTTTCCTACACCAATTTTTCCAGAACGCGCTACAATCGACATACGCGGCTTTGTTGCCGTTTTGCTGATCCCATAACCGGATGCCCTCTAAAACGCTTTCAGCGTTCAAACCAAGGTCTTTCGCATAGGATTTATCATTGATATTAGGCTGCCAATCTAACAGCTTTGTTTTAGCCTTATTTTTATTTAAGGGTTCTTTAAGGGTTATAGGGCTCACTGTGACAGGGGGGTGGTCTCCCTCTGACAGGGGTATCACAGTGACAGGGGGTTTAAATGACAGGTAATAATGATTTGATCTGCCCACCCTATATTCACGCTTTATCAATAACAAATCTTCTAGCTTGCAAATTTTCCGGCGCACTGTCGCTTCGCTTGCGCAAGTTACATCGCAGATATGCCCGACAGAAGGCCAAGCATAACCGTGTGATTGATTGTGATGATTTGCTATTACGATTAAAACCAATTTAGCTAACGGGTCATCTAGCTTTGTATCCATAGCCCAATCTAATGCCTTAATGCTCATCGTTTTCCCCCAATATTTCTATAGTCAATGCCGCATAACCTATAATGTCCAGCAAGCTATCTAAATGCCGGCAATCGCTATTAGCCAGCCGTGACATTTTCATCGCAATCATAATGGCACCAAATTGCTCCGGCCTAATATCAACCCCAACAATCATTTCGATCATTCTAGCCGTTTGATCCCAGTTTTCTCTTAGGTCGCCATAATTAGCACCCCGATCCTCTAAAATCTGTTCAACCGTTTCCAACGCCTTTGATCTATTCATTAAACAATTCCTTTACCATATGAAATTCATCGATTGGCACTTCGGCCATCAACCCATAATCGCGTTCAATCCCGCGATCCCGTCTGCCCCCGATAGTCGTAGCAAAATCGACTTTAAAGCTGCACGCCCCGATCCAGTCAGTCCAGCGCACTATTAGAAAAGTCGGTATGCCAGTCTCAAACGCCACTTGCCGGGCATACATCATCTTGTGCAGATGGATCAGTGACGTTTTATATCGATTGCGCGGAAATGTCCGGCACTTGACTTCGGCAAACGCCTCGATCTTGCCTTGCCTTATTAGGGCGAAATCAAGCTGACAATATTGCGGCAACTTTACCGGCTCACATTTCCAAGCTGTACCGATGTCAGCTATCGTCAGCATTTCCATTTTTAGATTGTGTTCGGTTTCCAATTTCCACTCCTTTATGGGTCATCTTGCATATTTCGCAGACATAAACATCGCCAACTGGCTGTAAATACCCGCGACACTTCGGGCATCTGCCTTGCTCGTAAAGTTTCGAAAATGTACCATCACCGGTTTGGATCATTAAAATGACCTTTCGGGAAAAAAGGTATGACGTTATGACGCTTTAACGCTGTTTTAACATAATCAGCCCGAATAACGCCTAAAGGCTCGATACCGTCATCAGCGTTGCGCGGTACAACGCGCACTTCTATGCCCTCTTTGCCTTTTAAAATTTCAACTGTTAAATCTTTGACATCAATCCACGTTTCAGTCGAAATCATTACATATTCGCGGTCGCCAACAGTATTCATATTTCTACTCATCTGCGCAAACCTTTCTATAAATCAGCTATAAAATCCCTAATGATATAGCAAGCTGTATCCATATCAACCTCACAAGCATACCGCCAATCAATCTGCTCCGAACAATCCCTGTTTGGCGCATAATAATCTAGCTCAGTTAAAACTTGTATAGGCATACGCACGCGCGTGCTTTGCCGATCTAAACGATAAAATAAAAGCGGCAATTTACCAGCTATTGAAGCTGCGGTACAAACCTGATCCCACCACTCTGGTGAAACACCAGATTTATATCGTTTGCATTCGATTACA